TAGAAAATGGTGACCGCGACACGGTATGGATGTACAGCTACAAGGCGATCTTTAAGAGGCGTACCGAAGCGAGCATCAGTAAGGATGATTTCGACGCTCTACGGGCTTCTGTGGAGCGCTGGAAGCCAATCAGGAAGACACTAGGAACTGGTCTCGGAGAACCAGCATCATTCGTAGTGCATTGGGCAGACTGGCAGCTTGGCAAGAGTGGTGTTGTTGACACCGTAGATCGCGTTTATGACTCTTTCGAAAAGACAGAGAAGCGTATCAAAGAACTTAAAAAAATGGGTCGCAACATTGAGGGACTTGTTATCTCCAACATGGGCGATCCGACTGAAGGATGCGATGGAAATTATTCCTCGCAGCTATTCACAGTAGAACTTACACAGCGCGAACAACTGCTACTAGCGCTGGACTTGTGGACTACCGGCATCAAGACACTAGCGCCGTTGACAGATCACACCACGTTCCTGTCGGTGCTATCTAACCATGGTGAGTGGATGCGACGCGGAGGAAAGCAAGTAACATCTGACAGCGATAGCGCTGATGGATTCCTAGCCAATACTTTGGAGCGTATCTTTGCTGATACTAACCATGTAGATCGCTGGGTTATTCCCCACGATGAAATGAGCATGCAGTATGACATTTCTGGTGTGCCTTGCGCGTTTACTCATGGTCACACAATTAAGGGCAAGGAAGTAGATTGGTTGCGCGGGCAGTCAATTCGTTTGTTGCGGGACTATGGCGTAGAGCCACGCCTATGGTTTACAGCGCACAAGCATCACGTTAAGGGTGAAGACATGGGACCCTGGTGGCGCTGGCAGTGTCCGTCGCTCGATGGCGGGTCCAAGTGGTATTTAGACATGGCTGGGGTATGGTCAACTCCTGGAACTTTGACTATGCTGGTCGGACAACACGACAAGCGATTCTGGTCGGACATGGAAGTTTTGTAGGAGATGAGATGTACGAAAGAGCTGTTAACACTTTAGACACAGCGAACGGGCTTATTCATGGAAGCCGACAAGAGACTTACGGCAACGCAACCGAGACAGCGCGCCGTATTGGAATGGCATGGTCCTCAGTTCTTGGATTGAGTGAACCAATACCGCCATTTCAGGTACAAGCCATGATGGCTGCACTGAAGCTAGTAAGGGGTTGTATTGACCCATCGCATGAAGATTCTTGGATTGATGCGGTGGCGTATACAGCGCTTGCAAATGATTCGGTAGCCCTATAGGGTCAGTACCATAGAAAGCCTCAGACGCCGTAGGGGAAGACGGTATCTGGGGCTTTTTTATTTGCGTGGTAAAATTAGGACATGCCTAGCAAAGTAATTAAAATCGCCAAACTTATGATTGCCCTTATCATCGTTGAAATCGGCGCTGTTGTAGCCGTCGGATCTATCGCAGGAATTGAGCCGCTAAAGGCAGCGCTTCTTGCTGCTGGCACCGCTGTACTCAGCGTATCTGCCGCACTTGCTCTTGGTTTTATCAAAGACGGAAAACTAGACGACGCAGAGATTCAAGCTGTGTTCACCGAAATCGCAAAGAAAAAGGAAAAGAAGTAATGGCATCCCCAATTGCAGGAAAGACTCCAAGTACCCCATATAAGAAAAAGGGGAAGATGTGGTCCAAAGGATATCACACCGGAGTTGACTACGCTGTTCCAACTGGTACTGACGTACTTGCTGTTGCTGATGGAAAAATTGAAAACGCTAACTGGGGTTCCGCATATGGCACGCAGTTGGTCTGCAAAGTTGATGGCGGTTGGTTCATCTACGCTCATCTTTCAAAGGCACTAGTAAAGCCAGGAGACAAAGTAAAGAAGGGCCAGCACATTGCTGAATCTGGAAATACCGGTAACTCCTCTGGTCCCCATCTTCACGTAGAGCTTCGCGATAACATTCGCTGGAGCGCTGGCAAAGATCTAGATCCAGCTGCAATCTTAGGTTCGTAACTATGCGTAAGGCTGCGGGTATTGCACTCGCTGGCTTACTCGTTCTCTGGATGCCACCATCTAAAGCCGAGTCAGCCGAACCTTACGTAGTTACAACCGCAAAAAAATCTGGTCTTTGTAAGTCAGAAGAAAATCAAAATGTCACTGGTAAGTGGCAAACTTTTAATGGTTGTGATCCGTTCGTATTGGGTGGAGAACGATCTTTATTCTTTGTCCAATTACACATCAACTGTGAAAAGCGTCCTAAGTACGTGAAGTTACGTCTAGCGCGCTTGACTCCAGAAGGCAGAGACACCACCGGTACGACTACATTTTCATTTACTAAAGAAACTACACGCGACTGGCAGGGAACAATGTGGTGGGAATCTAAAACTACTTACCCAATTGTCGCCCAGTACAAAGTAGTCGGCGGTAAATGCTATTCAGATGAACGTCAGTTTAAGTGGTGGCAACCTTAGTGAGAAAAGTATTCCGCCTTGGCATGGTTGCCTTGATGGTTGGGATATTCGCAATAACTTCCCCAGCTAAAGCAAATGTTGTTTGTAACACTTACACATACACCGGTGACGACGATAGCGCTTTTGCTGCCAATCTTCCTTACACGCTTAAGTTAGGTCCAACCGAGTACGAGAATGTTTATGTTTCAACTAATGGAACGCTTACTTTTGGTAGTCCAGACGGCACCTATTGGGATTACCCACAGACCCCATCTGTATCTGTTGCAGGTTATGACTGGGTTACTTTTGGTGAAGGCGCTTATCTTTCATTTGGCTCTACTGAGAACACGTTTTGCGCTGAATGGAGTGTTCGCCCATTCCCGCAATCAACAGGTGAACTAACTCAGATCCGATTAGTTATTAACAAGTACACGAATGGATCTTGGCATGGAGAAATAACTACCTTTGGTTGGACACCAGATAATCTGCGTCGTGGCATCCGTTACGTTCAAGGTGAGCCAGTAGTAACTATCGAAGCTGCCTTTGACGTAGGCGATGGTGGTGTTCCAATTGAAGTCCCACCTGCCCCAACACCATCATCTTTCACAGAGCCACCAGTAGTCCCATCAGAAACACCAACCCCAGAAGTAACACCTGAACCAACAATTTTGCCTACTCCTACTGAAATTCCAAACCCTACGCCGACTCCTGAGCCGACTTTAGAACCAGTGCCAGCGCCAGAGCCAGAACCTATCCCAAGCCCTTCAGAATCCGTTATAGAGCCTCCTGAGCCTATCGTCATTCCAGAGCCTTCTGAAGAACCTGTTTTTACCCCTGAACCAGAGCCAGAACCAGAACCAACGCCCATTGAGGAAGAAGTTGTAGAAGAACCTGTACAGGCCCCAGATACCGCTGAAGAATTACTGGCAGAACTAGAGCCTGGTGAAGCAGTTAGCTTTGAGGCTTTTGAAGAATCTGGTTTGGACTACGAGGACTTGCCACCGGACACACCAATCACTTTGGAAAACGGTGTCATTATTACCGCTGAAGTTGCTGATGCTATCGAGATCTTTGATACACCGGCAGAGTTGCTGTCCACAGTATTCAGCGATCCAGGTAAAGCGCTCAAAGCGCTACGAAATGTCGGTGCAGACATGACCGAGGAAGAACGCGAAACTTCTCAAAATACCGTAGTTGCAGCAGTAATTGTGACTCAAGTAGCGCAAGTTAGGAGGATCAAATGATTAAGTGGATAAAGAAATACCTACGTGAAATCACAGGGGAAACCTATACCTTTGTCGGCTTACTAATAGCGTACGCAACGTTAACTGGGTCAGCCCAGCTAATTACTGGCTACATTATTGTCGGTGGACTGGTTGTATGGTTACTGACCATTCCTTTGCGCGACAGCGACGATTAGTATTCTGCCGGTTTCTTAAACTGGGTTGCCTTGGAGTTCTCTGACCAATCGTAAGTCTTTTGGTGCTTTGCCTGTACAAGGATTTGGCGCATGCGTGACTCGTTGAATCCGCCTGCCTGCGCTATGACTGATGGGCGGTGTTTCTGCTCGTATGCTTCCACTACGGCTGCAGCGCGGATCTTTGAAAGTTCTCGTACTTCTTCTTGCCGTATGCGGATTTCTTCACTCAGCGCAGCTAGGCGCTCTAGGGGATCTTCTATTAGGAGGTACTCTGTAACGTTCATAGCCTTATCCTAGTGGCGACACACCCCACTACGCTAATTGACATGTCAGTGGCAGCGTGTATGGTTAGACCCATGGAACCCCGAAAGGGGAAGGAGAATAGTTATGGGTAACTACCGTGTTACTACCGCAGTAAGTCAGTTATTAAGGGTGTCTAGCTTGTTCGGCGAGATAGATCCTGACCGCGTTTCGTCCAGTGAATACAGGGCTGAAGGGCATTATTTTGAGTTAGACGAACAGCAAGTTCTGTTTAATTTCATTCGCACGTTGTTCGGAGATTACGTGCTACCAAGGGTCACTGTTGAACAGTTGATCTTTGAGCTGGGAACTATAGACCGGCAAGCAGCGCTCACAGCGCTAAACATGGCCTTTGGGTCAGTCAACGAGGAGATGGAGATTCTTACATGAGTCTAAGAAAAAATCAGACAGAACAATTACTCAAGGGGATTAACCCTAGCCGAGTAGGTAAAGACGGTAAGGGTTTTGCGCACCTAGAAGCTTGGGATGTGCGCGCTCATTTAATCCGTATCTTTGGGTTTGCTAACTGGAGTGCTGAGTTAGTTGAAATGGAACCAATCTTTGAAACATCCGTTGAAAAAGATGGAAAGACTAGATGGACTGTTGCGTATCGCGCAACTATGCGTCTAACTATTTTTACTGGAGGACTGGAAGATGCAGTTTATACCGAAGCCGCTGTCGGTGATTCGCAGAATAATCCTAGTCGAGCTGACGCTCACGACATGGCAATCAAAACTGCTGAGAGTCAGGCTTTCAAGCGTTGCGCCATTAACTTGGGCGATCAGTTTGGTCTATCGCTCTATAACAATGGTGGAACGGCTTCTGTTGTTCGTGCGGTGTTGGATGCTGAAGAAAGTCGAGAAGCGGAACCCGTCGTTGAAGTCGTCAAAACTCAATCACCCGAGCAATCAGGCGGAGTCCCACAGCAACTAAAGCGTGTCAATATTCTTGGCAAGCCGGTAACTGATGGAAGCGAATGAGTACGCGGAACGTTTTTGGCTTGATTTAGCAGATGCTGATGGCAAGTCTGAGCGTTCCCAACAATCCGTATCAGGTTTAATTGGTCCGTCAGATATGGTGTGCCGTGAACGTGCGCGCCATATCACAATCGGTACACCAATGACTGACCGTAATGCCAGCGCAGCAGCAATCATGGGAACTTTTATCCATAAAGGATTGGAGAAGTCTCGCGGGGATCTTCATCCACACCTTCTGCATGAAGTTGCTATTGAGATTGAACTTCCAAATGGTGCAGTAATGGTTGGTCATGCTGATGAAATCGATCCTCTCGAAAATTCTGTAACCGACTTTAAGACCGTTGGTGACTTGAACTATCGTAGGCGCATTGGTGTAGACATTGCACACTTGCGTCAGGTTCATCTATACGCGCTGGGATTGGTTCAGGCAGAGATCCTGCGCCCCAATCCAATCGTGCGTATCTGTTACGTAGATCGTTCCGGCGCTAACAATGTGCCATTCGTTTACCAACAGCGCTTTGATGAGGAGATCATCGCCAGCTGCAACGACTGGGTTAGCGATGTTATCTATGCAGTAGTAAACAAGGAAGAAGCATCTAAAGACTGGCCACGCGAGATGTGCCGTCGCTTCTGCCCTTACTACTCAACCTGTCGATCCGATGAACTTACCGGTGAGGCAATTGTTGGTGAGATGGCAACTGCAGCGCATACCTATTTCGAGGCCAACAAGCTAGAAGCAGAGAACAAGAAAATCAAAGAGCAGGCTCGCGTACACCTTGATGGTGTAAACGGGTTTACCGAAGAAGGTGTCGCTGTTCGCTGGATTACTGTCAACAAGGACGAAGGATCTTATGATCGCATCGAGGTCAGAAAGTTACCAGGATGGGAAAAATAATGTTTGACGAAAAGATTACCCGCTGCGCTGGATGCGGTGGCTGGGTTCATGTTAAGCACGACTGTGGAACATGCAAGTTGGTGCTAAGTGCGGTTCGTTAGTTTATTCGCTGGCGTAGGCGGGTTTGATCTAGGGCTTGAACGCTCTGGTCACACCTGCGTTGGTCAAGTTGAAATTGATAAGCATGCCCAAAGTGTGCTTGCTCGCCATTGGCCAGATGTGCCAAAACATGATGATGTAACTACAGCAATAGATTGGGCTGATGAAATTGGACTTACAGGAAACGTTGATCTCGTTGCAGGAGGATTCCCTTGCCAAGACCTTAGTGTCGCAGGAAAGCGCGCTGGACTGGCTGGTAAACGAAGTGGATTATTCTACGACGCACTCGCTTTCGCGCAAGCTGTTAAAGCCAAAACAATTCTCTTGGAAAACGTGCCAGGACTTCTATCAAGCAACCAAGGTCGCGACTTCGGAGTCCTCCTCACTGAACTGGCCGACGCAGGGTATAGCAACATCGAATGGCGTGTTCTTAATTCGCAATTCTTCGGAGTCGCCCAACGCCGTCGTCGAGTCTTCATTGTCGCAAGTATTGGAACAGAACCCTTCCGAACGATACTCGCTGAGTGCGAAAGCAGCGCAGGGAATCTTGAGGAGGGCAACCAAGAGGGACAAGAAGTTACCAGAGATGCTGACCAAGGCACTGGAACAAGTGGTGCAAGAGCAGGAAACTTCGAACTCTACGACTTCCCAGACTCGGAAGTAGCGCCGTCTCTAAATGCTTTACGAGCAAGGGACACTATGGCTTATGGCTCCTGGTGGGATGGTAGTCAAATTAGTCAGACTCTAGACACTGTGATTGCTAAACAACAGATGATGCCTGAGAAAAATAGATTTCCAGTAGTTCTACAGGAGCGCAATGCTGTTCACGAAATCTCGTAGAGCGCAGAATGTAGATGATTATGAAACTTGGATTGAATCTCAGTACACGAATACGCTTAATACTTTTGATCTTGGTGACATTAGGACTACTACTTTGATAATTTTCTATGGCAATCGGGTCGCCGACATCCGCATCCAGGGAGATGTAATAAATACTTTGCAAGCAAGGATGGGAACTGGAGGGAACAACATGCCTTTACTAGCTGAACCAATGCGCGTTCGTCGCTTAACTCCAACTGAGTGTGAGCGTCTACAGGGATTTCCTGATGGTTGGACAGATGAACAATCTGACACTCAGCGCTATAAGCAGATGGGAAATGCTGTAACAGTAAACGTCATTGAATGGATAGGATCTCGTTTATGAGACCACGTTCCAAGAAGATGGCTCGCCTTTACATTCAGCGCCGCAAGTTAGTCGCTGAACTACTACAAGATGCTATCTGTGTGCGCTGTGAATCAGCAGAAGCAACGGAAGTGCATGAAGTTTTGACTCGCGCAAGAGGTGGGTCAATTTTAGATAAAGATAACTGTGTCCCGTTATGTCATTCGTGTCATAGCTGGGTCACCCTACATCCGAAAGAAGCGCATGCAGAAGGTCTCATGCGCAATTCCTGGGAGGGATGAACGAAATGGCAACAACAATTAGCGGAAATCTGGGCGCTGATCCAGAACTACGTTTCACTAAGTCAGGCGTGGCATTTGTAAAACTACGTGTCGCTGTGACTGATCGCAAGAAGCAAGCCGATGGCACTTGGACTGACGGAGACACTCTCTGGATGGACGTTAGCGCTTGGAATAACCTTGCTGAAAATTCAGCTGAATCTCTTACTAAGGGTTCGCGTGTAGTGGTAACTGGAAACCTAAAGCCTCGTACCTTCGAAAAGAAGGACGGAACTACCGGTACTGCAATTGAACTAGAAGCAACTGACATTGGACCTTCATTGGTTAACCAAGCAGCGCGTCTATCAAAGGCAACTAAGTCCAACAAGATGGAACGTGGCATGGCTACCCTTGGCGCAACCATTGAAGAAGTTTTGGGCGATCCTTGGAAGCAACAAGAAGAAGTTGCTCCGTTCTAATGGTTGAGTTTCTAATCGGGGCGGCGCTGGTGGGAACTCTAGCGCTGCTCCTATGGATGGATCGTAAATGAGTAAAGCAAGAGTCAAGGGAACTCGCGGTGAAAACGCCGTCGTAGATGCTTTGATTCGCGCTGGATTTAAGTATGCTGAACGTCGTGCGCTAAACGGTGTTAACGACAAAGGCGACATAACCGGCGTACCTGGCTGGGTGTTTGAAGTTAAGTATCACGACTCATACGCTGGCAAGCTTGGTGGCTGGGTTGATGAAACTGAAGTCGAGCGCTTAAACGCCAAAGCTGATTACGGTGTCGTCTGGCATCGTCGTAAAGGCAAGGGTAGCGCTGAAGATTGGTACGTAACTATGTCAGGAACCCAGTTCATTGGCATGCTAAAGGAGATTGAAAATGGATGATGCAAGAGAGAAAGCAATAAGAGATATACATTCAAGTACGCTACAAGTATGGGATTACCCACCAAACGGCGATGAAGTAAACATTAAATTCGCTGTTCCAAATTGTTCAGAGTGCAGAGTTGAATGGCCTTGCATGACAATTACGGTGCTTGATGATCCATCGCGCTATGTGGAATTAGGCGAAGATAACGAACCAACGGGTCCTTATGTTCCAAATCCAGATTGCGATAAATGCGACGATAGCGCATGTATAGAACATTACATGGCAGCTGGTGGTTTCAATGATTGAGAAACGCATTGACGGAAATCAGAAGGCTCCATGGTTGCGCTGTCGCGGTTGCCATAAGGCTTACTGGGCTGAGAACTGGCACTGCCGGAACTGTCACGAAACGTTTACTACTTATACGTCGTGGCACATCGCAGATAACAACTGCATCCCTGCTACTCGTATGGGCTGGGAACTTCTCGAAGATGTATGGACTCCCAAGTAGGTTGTATTGTTTGTGGCGGGCAGGCTCGGCGTTACATTAACTTTAATTACTGCGACGAAGACCACCCAAACTTACCGCCTGTGCCGGATCCTGAACGTACAGCTGAAGCGCTGGCAAAGAAATCTACACGCATCAAGATTGACCGAAAGTATGGAAGTAATAATTCCAACCCAGTAAGGAGTAAGTGGTTGTAATGGAAGATAACTTTGCAATCAAGTGTGATCTGTGTGGCAAGATAAGCGAATCTGTATTTGCATACAACGGATGGCAGGTGCTTTGCTACTACTGCATGTCTCGGTATAAAGAAGAATGGCAGGAAGACAGTGGAAGATCAGCAGTATCACGCAGTAATTGAAGTTATAGCTGCGATGAAAAGTAATCGTGGAAGTGTCCAGCAATGGATTAAAGAATTAGAATCAGCGCTAAACATTGAGGAGATTTCAGTAATTGAAAGATAGAGATGTTTTGTATTCTTCAGGGGACAACAATGAGTGCTATACGCCGGACTATGGGGTTACTCCAATTCTTAAATACATACCAAAGGATTTAACAGTTTGGTGTCCATTTGATAAAAGTGACAGCGAATTTGTTATTCAAATTTCTAAGCAAAATAAGGTTATTTATTCTCACATAGAAGATGGGTTAGATTTTTTTAACTATGAGCCTGACCATTGGGATGTAATTATTTCAAATCCTCCATTCACCGGAAAGCGTCAGATTTTTGAACGAGCTTTATCTTTCGGTAAACCTTTTGCTTTGATTATGACAAACACCTGGTTAAATGATTCAGCTCCAAAACAGTTATTCAAAGACAAGGATCTTCAGCTTTTGATGTTTGATAAAAGAATGAAGTTTATTAGTCCTACTGGCCAACCAAATAATAAGATAACTTTTTCTTGCAGCTATTACTGTTGGAACTTTTTACCTAAGCAAATAGTCATGTCTGACTTCAAAGGAGATTAAAGTTGACAATCATTCGGGCAGAGCGCCCCAATAGTAAATTTGCAATTATTCGCAACGAGGTTCTCCAAGATGAGCGCCTCTCTTTCCGCGCTAGGGGAGTTCTAGCTTCTATCCTTTCCCGTCCAGATAACTGGAGATGCTCGGCGTGGGATCTGGCTACAGAGGGCAGAGAAGGACGTAGAGCCATTTTGACAGCGCTAACGGAGTTGGAGGACTACGGATACCTTCAGCGCGTTAAGAAGCAGGATGAGGGCGGTAAGTGGTCTACGGCTACGTATGTGTATGACATGCCTGTGGATAAGGCTGTGGATAACTCTGCCAAATCTGTGGATAAAAAGGCCACCGAAGTGCGGTTACCGAACGTCGGTTTACCGAACGCCGGTAATAGCACCCTATTAAAAGACCTAGATAAAGAACTAGATAAAAGCCCCCAAACCCCCAAAACCCACCGCAGGGAGATTTGTCCACAACACAAGTTAGAAAGACCTTGCCGATCTTGTGCGGCTGACTTAAAAGCCAAGAAATCCGCTATCATTGAATAACACGTGTAGCAATGAGGAATAATGCAACCAGGTTCACTAGATTTTTTAATGCCTAAAGGCTCGACCTTTTCTCGTACCCTGACTTGGAAAGTTAGTGGTAGCCCAGTAAATCTAACTGATTACACAGCTCGCATGCAGGCACGTACCAGTCACATCTCAGGAACTGTAGTTCTAGATCTGACTACTGCCAATAGCAAGATCGCCCTTGGTGGCGCAGCTGGCACCATCACCTTGAGCCTCAGCGCAGCTGACACTGCAGCGATTACAGCGCAATCCCTTTCTTACGACTTGGAACTTGTATCTGCCGGAGGTGTAGTAACTCGCTTAGTTGAGGGTCAAATCGTGTTGACTCCAGAGGTAACTAGATGAGTCAATCCAACGTCTATGTAACCGAACAAGTTGTTCAGGTTATTGTCAATGGCCAAGAGAACGTACTATCTGAGCCAAATTCTGAAATTTCTGTAAATGTAGTTGAGCAACAGGTTGCCGTATCTGTAGGTGAAATTGGACCGCAAGGAAACATCGGTCCCGCTGGCCCAACAGGTCCAACAGGAACGCAGGGTATCCAAGGTGTCACAGGTCCTACTGGTAGCACTGGTGCTACTGGTTCTACTGGACCGACAGGACCAACTGGTTCGACAGGTCCAACAGGGGCTACTGGTTCCACAGGGGCTACGGGTGATACGGGTGCAACGGGACCTACGGGTGCGACAGGTCCTACGGGATCGCAAGGCATCCAAGGTATTCAAGGGGTCACTGGACCCACAGGAGCGACAGGTTCGACAGGAGCTACTGGACCAACAGGTCCACAAGGCGACCAAGGTATTCAGGGAATCCAAGGTGTAACTGGCGCTACTGGTGCGACAGGATCTACCGGACCAACTGGACCTACAGGATCTACTGGTGCAACTGGATCCACGGGTCCAACTGGCGCTACTGGTGATACAGGACCTATCGGTCCAACAGGTCCTACTGGAGCAACAGGTCCTACAGGTCCTACAGGCGCTACTGGAGCAGATTCAACAGTTCCTGGACCTACGGGACCAGCTGGCGTAACAGGAGCTACAGGACCTACTGGATCCACAGGAGCAACTGGCGCTACAGGCGCGACTGGTCCAGGCGTAGCAGCTGGCGGTACTGCAGGTCAGATTCTTTCTAAGATCGACGCCACTGATTACAACACCACTTGGATTGATAATTTTGCTGGCCAAGTCAAGCACATTGTAAAGAACAACAGCGGATCCACTATGCCAAAGGGATCTGTAGTTTACGTATCAGGTTCCGATGGAACTAACATGAACGTGTCTTTGTCTGATGCTGATAGCGAAGCAACTTCTTCAAAGACTATGGGCTTATTGGAAGCAGCGCTGACTACAGGTAGCCATGGATACGTAATCACTGAAGGCTTACTGGCTGGGCTAGATACTTCGGCAGCTACCGCAGGTCAAGCCGTATGGTTATCTTCTACTGCCGGTCAATTTGTATTTGGATCTCCACCGGCAGAGCCAGCGCACGCAGTTTATCTAGGTGTAGTAACAAGAGTTCAATCGGTTAACGGCGAAATCTTTATTAAGGTTCAAAACGGATTTGAACTTGATGAACTTCATGGCGTATCAATTCCTACTACTCCAAATGATAATCAGGTATTGCAGTACGATTCTGCTACCGGTCTTTGGGGAGCTGGAACTGTAGCTGGCGCTGTCTACCAACCGTCTGCCCCATCTTCACCGCAGAACGGTGATATCTGGATTGACTCCGATGCCCCTGCAGCTGCAATTAACACCAATGATTTCGTACTAAAATCAGAAGTAGAAGCGTACGTACCACATTCATTCTTAACGATGGGAGCCTGACATGGCTTATTCATACAAGGTTCTTGCACAAAGCGCTCCTAGCGCTGTAACTAACACAGATGTTTACACTGTTGGTTCTGGTAAGCAAGCCATCATCTCTACTATTACTGTGGCTAACCGTTCTGCTACTGCAAGAACATATCGTATTGCAGTGCGACCTACTGGTGCTACTTTGGCTAACCAACATTACATTGCTTACGATGTACCTATATCCGCTAACGATACAACTGCTCTTACGCTTGGAATTACTCTTACCGCTACTGATGTTGTAACTGTTTATGCTTCAACTGCTGACTTATCATTTGGAATATTTGGTTCGGAGATTTCCTAATGGCTGTAAGATTTTTTAGTAAATCAACTATTAATCAAAATTTTTCAAGAGGAGTAAATTTTAATCCTAAACCCGTACTTGTTGATTACTTAATTATTGCTGGTGGTGGTGGTGGAGGTAGGTCTTTTGGCGGTGGTGGTGGTGCTGGAGGATATCGTTCTTCGGTAACAGGTGAGTTATCTGGCGGAGGTTCAAGCGCAGAAAACAAATTATCGCTTACATTAGGAATACCTTATTCCGTTACGATTGGTAATGGTGGTGCTGGAGCAACATCCAATGGTCAAAGAGGCTCTAACGGAAATGATTCAGTTTTTAGTTCTATTACTTCTATCGGCGGTGGCGGCGGTGGTGGTGAGTTTCAAAGTGTTGGAAACAATGGCGGCTCAGGTGGTGGCGGTGGAAGGTCTAACATTGGCGGCACTGGAGATATTACACAAGGTAAAAATGGCGGAACTGCCTTAAATACATCTGGCGCTGGTGGCGGTGGTGCTGGAGCGAATGGCTCTAATGCACCAAGCAATAATAATGGTGGCGCTGGTGGCGCTGGATTAAGTTCATCTATAACTGGTTCTTCCATAACAAGAGCAGGTGGCGGTGGAGGTGCTGGCTACACTACTGCAGGTGGTAGTGCTGGTGCTGGTGGCTCAGGAGGAGGCGGTGCTGGAACAAATAATGAATCAACTGCAACTGCTGGAACTGTTAACACTGGCTCAGGTGGTGGAGGCGGTGGTTATAATGGTGGAAATGCCGCTCATGGTTCTGGCGGTAACGGTGGCTCAGGTGTTGTAATTCTGTCTTACCCATCAGTTAATACACTTACTATCGGAGCAGGACTAACTGCTACCACATCAACAGTTGGTGCTAATAAAGTAACAACAATTACCGCAGGAACAGGAACAGTGACGTTTGCATGACAACTAGACCAGGTTATGTATGGGATGCCACTGCATCTGAATGGGTTGAGATTGGACAGGCTGCTGTCCTAGCGCCTATCAAGTACCAGACTTCTGCACCAAGTTCCCCAGCAACAGGTGACATCTGGATTGATAGCGATGATGAAGTACCTAGTGTTGATTCAACTCTTTACTACCGCTGGACTAAAACAATGTCTGGTGGAG